TCTAGCTCATCACCGGTATTTAATACCAAGTCAAACTTCTCACGCTTTACTAACTTGATTAGATTTTTAACGGCTTGCTCGTGGTGATAGGGGATCTGTAGATCCGAGATCACTAGATAGCGTTTTTTAATCATCGTCCTCATCTTCATAATCGCCGAACTTCTCTGGATCGACTGGGTCTGGCAAGATCCAACCCGGATACGACTGAGGCTCAGTAATCATGAACATGGCTATGTCTTCCTTAAAGCCCGCCCTTTTTAGGCTACAGAAGTATTCATAAAGCCCAATGCAATAAGCATCAAGCTTTGAGTAACCCTGCTCCTCTAGTGCCTTTGTCGCTTTTCTTGCCATGGTAAATTATCGGTCTAGGAGTAGGTTATAGATCTCATCAACACGCCCATTAAGTCTTTTAATTTCAGACAACAGATGTGTTATGACAAAGCCCGATAGACCACCTAGCGTAGCTAGTGTGGCAAGGTAAAGAGTAAAGAAGTCGGTTTGTGTCACTTCTTCTCTACCTGATCTATCGCAGCTTCTAAGGAATCGACCACGATGTCTGCAACAGACTTCTTAGCGCGGTAGGACTTAATCGCTTGGCGTAGCACAGGGATAGCAATTACTCCTGCAATACCAGCGATGATCATTGAGAGGCTATTCATTACTTGCTCCTAACATAGGTATCTGAAAAAAAGCCCCATCATTATCAGCCTTTTTCGTAAAGCTGACATGCATGTGCTTAATGTGTTTGTTAGCCCCTGTGTACGGTCTCCACTTCCAGTTAAGGATTTGGGAGCAGATAAGTCCATCAAAGATGATGTAACTAATACGCTTGTCTGCTTTTGACTTTGATAAGAGCCGAAGCTGATCTGCAAGATCGCCCATGATGTCTGGTTTCGATCCCTTATGTAGGTCACGGTCAATATCAACGGCACGTACCCAGCCCTGCTCATCAGGATTATGATCAGACTTGCGAGCAGCGTGTCTGGTATCACCGATCCAGCCATCCGATGTGCGGTCACGATCTGGGAATGAGTCATCAAACTGCTCTCGTAACTGGATCGCAGCTTTACTTAATTGAGGCTTCACAGTCCAAGTGCAGCCTTTAGATCATCTATTGACAAGCCAACGCTTGCTAATTTATCAGCGACAGTAGGTTCAACAATAGGCAAATCTGCCAATCGCTTTGCCTCAGCCATAATTGCTGCATTAGTAGGTTGTGCAATATCAGGAGTTCCCCATTCTAAAGTTGTCAAATCATCTTCAGTAAATACAAACTCAGCACTTGGGGCAAGATTAAAAATCGCTTGGATAATATGTTTAGTTTGCATTTATGCACCAATTTCCATGAGAATAATTGTTGAAGGAGCAGCAGTGCCGCCAAAAGGGGAAACTGGTTGCCAAGTAGAACTTTCACCCGATCCAGTAGCTGCCAAGCGACCTTGAGTTTTGTAAGTTGTGGCAGAAGTTGTAGCTGGAGAGTCAATGTATTTCATGTCTAAACGCAAAGCATGTTCTACTGCTGTTGTTCCTGTTGCTTTCAAACGATCAGCAGATAAGCCAGCATCGAATACTGTTGTTGCACCGCGTAGAATTACTGCTCCAATCGAAATTAAAGTGGCAGGAATAGTGTATTGAACCGCTTGAGAGACAAGAACAAGAATTTTGCTAGTGTTCAATGTTGGTGTAATTGTCGCAGTAAGTGTTGTGTCGGTGTAAGTTGTTGAAGCGATGGTCGTTGATGTGGTGGATTGTGCTGTCACGACCTGTAAAACTTTGCCACTGCTACTGCTTGCTCCTACTGCAACCCATGCTGAACCTGAGTAAGTCATGACAGCATCTGTGTCTTTTAGGTAACAGGCTTGCCCTTCCTGCGGAGAAGTGATGGCGGCATCTCTTGCCGTTGCATTGGCAAAGACATTTATGCCTTGCATCAAATAGCCGTTAGTGTCTCCTGCGCTTAACACCTCACCTGTGGTAAAGGTCTTAAAGCCTAGTCCTGCTGCCATGTGTTTCTCCTTAGTAACTTAAAACGCTAGTGCCTAGAATACCGTATAATGCCGAATCCAAGATGAACCCGTCAATGATTGGCTCAGCTGTGCCTAACCTAGTTTTCCAAGAGTTAGGCGTGATTGAGTGAGATATATTAAATACCTGCACTGTCTTGGATAAGGTTGTGTTGTTAGGCTGTGTAGTGGTCACGCTGATTGGGTCAAAGAAATCAAGATCTAGCCCAGCGATAGTGCCAGCAGTGTAATCGTCCTGCTGTAGATCCAGAGTGAGTTCATCGACTCTAGTGCTTGTTTCTTTGCGTGAAGCAATAAAGGCTTGAGCATAATCTAGGGCTACTGCATCTGTCTCCATAAGTAGCCCAGATTGGTTATAACTATGAGTAAAGAACTTAGCAATAGAAGCTGCATCTGAAGCAGTCTGGACTGTGCCACCTGTGCGAGTGACAGTAGCAAGGTTATAGACCTGAGTATCATCAAAAACCCATTTAACGTCAAAGTAGCCAATGGCTGTGCCATTATCGTTAAAGACTACTGGAGTTGCTGCTACGGATGAAACAGTCAAGTTTCTATCTTGGAAAGCAACGCGCCCTGAGTGATCCATGTAGATTGCGCCATACTCGGTTGTAGCCACAGTCTGCAAAGCTTGAAGGGCTGTTCTCTGAGTTGCTGGATCTGCTTGGACTGTTGTAAGTCCGGTGTCAATGTCTCGCAGTGAAACAGGCCAGCCGATAGTGTCTAGAATCTTGCCAATGCGAACGCCTGTAGTTTCTCCTGCAACAGCCCCAGTAACGCCAAAGAATTGTGCATTCTGGAATAGGCGGAAACCATCTACCGCTGTGATAGTTGTATAAACAATATCGCCATTAAACTTAGGTGTAGAAGTGTTATAGCCTGTTATATACCCTGCAAAGATTGGATAAGTTACTCCTGAGTAGGTTGCAGTGATTGTCATCTTACGCATTGGGTTTAGGTAAGTGTAATACGGTGAGGCTGTATTCTGTGGGTTGAAGTCACCATTCTGATCTAGCAGACGGACTGAAGCTGTGCCTGTCTGAAATTGCTCAGAGGAGATATTGCGCCCACGATTAGTATTAACACTATCTAAAAGGTTAGATACATCTACAACAAGGCTAGAGGCTGAATCTGATAGAACATCTCCACCATCTAGGCTTGAAGTACCTAGGACAAATGGGTAGCCAAAACTTGCTCCAGTAGAGAAGTCAATAATTACGTTAATGACTGGTCTGGTCATAATGCCCCAGCAGTAGTAAGCAAGTCACCGCGCTTATTGAGGCTAATAACTGCATTCTGGATCATTGTCGTTAATTCTTCTGGATTGGCAATAGTGCCAGCATTAACTACTACTGTGACTCCACCATTTTTATCTGCACCGGGAAAACCGCTAGAAGCGTAGTTGCCTGCTGAAGTTGAATAACCGCCACCGCTAACAGGAACAAAACTGCCTGCTGCAAGGGCATCAAGCAGTGAAGGAGTACCAGAGCTAGTTGCTGTGCCTGCTACTGCTGAGGTGCTAGTCGCTGTGCCGCCGCTAATCATTCTTAACATAGCAATAGCAGCATCAAGGTTAGCCAAGTTGATCAGATCCTTAGGAACGATTGCATCAAGGATTGACTTTATATCTCTTAATTGTAGATCCTGCTGAGTAAGCACACCAAGTATCTTTAAGTCTGCATTAAGTTTACTAGTTGCATTATTTATGGCATTGACATCTTTTGATGCAATAGCATCTTCAAGATCTAGAATAGACTGCTTAATGCTTAGGCGAGCAAGGTCATTAGTAATCTGTAGAAGTTGTGCTTGGCTAGTGACTTTACCTAGTTGCTCAGCTGCACTTTTCTCAGCTGCTGCTAACTGGATCTTCTCCATGTCAAAGACGTTAGATCCCTTGCCAAGGGCTAGGTTAGCCTTGTCAATGGCTGCCTTTAACTGCTTGGCTTTAAGTTGTTTTAATTCTTCTGCTGTTATCTTCTTCGTGGCTTTAAGAGTGATGTTGGCATAACTAGCTTCTAACTCGGCTAGGTGAGCAAGCCCATTCATAGCGCGAGCAGCTGCCGCTTCTTGCTTCTTTCTTTCAGCCGCACCAATCTTGCTTAAGATACCTAAACCAGTTGCTTGCATAGCAAACTTAAGACCAGGCAAATTAACTGCTGCTGGAATGCTCTTTAATGCTTCCAGTAATACGCCTACGCCTCTAATTGCATCGGCAGTAAATAGAGCAAAGTCTTCCATGCCCTTAGCAAGATCATCAACTGTAGTATCTTCGCTTAGACCCTTGAGTGCATCTATGATGCCTGTACCGATAATCTCCTGAACGTTGGCAGATGCTACAGATAACTTATCCATCGAACCTTGGAAGGTATTAGCAGAGGCAGTTGCAGCCCCAGCAAAGGTAGTGGAAAGTTGATTCATTACCTCATCAAAGGACTTAGCTTTTAGATCAGCCTTGGAGATACCTACGCCTAATTTACCAAGGGCAGTGTTATTGCCTAGGTATGCCTTTGATATGGCGGAAGTGACTGAGGCTAAGTCGCGGCCAGTCGAGGCCGAAATATCTAAAGCAATCTGCAATAACTTCTGACTTTGGGCTGTGTTGCCTGTTGCTACGGCTAACTGCTGATAAGCAGGGCGCAGCTTGTCATCGACTACACCGAACTCTGATTGAAGTCTCTGGATGAAATCTTCTGAGGCTGCTGCATCTCTACCAAGCCCGACATTCTTAAGAGCTAGTGCTAATTGCTTCTGTGCCTTCTCATCAGCCGCTGCTGCCTTAACTGAGGCTTTGGCGTAATTTAAGACTGCTGTAGCACTGAAGGCAACGCCAAGAGTCTTGGCCATGTTCTTAATGTTCTTAGTTAATTTATCTGTAGAAGTTTCAGCACTCTTAAAGGCATTCTTGCCAGTGAACTCTGCTGCAATGTCAATGACTATATTCGCCATGATTAACCTCTCGCCTTCGCTGTTGCGTTAAGTTTATCGGCTGCTGTTTTAATAGCATTTAGGACTGACTCTCTAGCCTTGCCTTGGTTTTCTTCATAGGCACGATACAGGGCGCGACCTTCCATCTTGCCATCGCCCTTCATCTGTGCACCAAATTTGCCATTTTGATTCTGCACAAAGCGACTGCTAGGAGTTTTGCGACCCATAGTTTCATAGATTGCTCCAGCTGCGGTCTTGTTAAAAACACGAGCGAGTGATCTAAATCCTCTACGGTTTGGCTTTGATGGTGAAGTCTTATAACCGATTCCAGCCTTGACTAACCGAGCAGAGTAAGCAGGGAACCTAGCCTGAGAGTTATCTCTTGGCAGCCATCCACTTAGCACTGATCCGTCATCCGGTAGATAACCTTTAGCAGTCTTAGTAATTGGCTTTAAGGCTCCAGCGATCTCCTTCTGAGTTTCTTTACCCAGATCAGGAGCAAACTTACGTAAGGCTTTGCGGAGTTCAACGCCGCCCTTTACGCTTGCTGGCATCGTCTACCTCCTTCGCTTCATCTCTGAGACCTTGCAGGAGTGCATCTAGCATGGTCTTATCTAGTTCTAACAGTTGCTGTGGCGCGATCCCCAACCTAATGCTCAAGCGAGCGATTAAGTAGGTGAATGGTTGATCGCGCTTTAAGCTAAAGGGTCGGAGTCAAGCACCTCAACACTTTTAAGTGTCTCGATGAAGTCCATCCCGAAAGGCTTAACAGTTTCACCTGACCTGCGTGTTACTTCCCATGCTAACCAGTAGACATCGCTCTGCTTTTCTTCATCGCGGAACGCCTTATGGAAGCCCTTTTTAGCGTACTGCTCAAACGAATACTCCACTGCTGGAGTGATCTCGCCTTCTAGTACGCTTCCATCTAGTCGAACTATCTTTAGTTTTGCCATGGTTTGCCCCTTTGTTTAGTTTTTTAGAATGTGCCGGTAGTAGCTACTGCAACAGTTGAGTTGCATGTAAATGTAATTGACTGTGTGCCAATGTCACCTACTGCGCCGTTGATGTCTGTTGTGTTATTGACAAGGATTGAGACAGTGTAAAGAGGGTTTGTAGCAGATACTGCTGTTCCCTTTGCCTGTAGGAATACAGCTGTAACTGTGGTTCCCCATGCTGCCTGTAGTGTTGCCAATACGTTCGCTGCTGCTGTGTCGTTAAGGAAGTCAATAGTCACTGTTGATGACTCAAGACCCTTGACAAACTTGTGTGAACTGTCACCCATTGCAGTAACTTCTAGTTCATCGAATACGCGGTTGATCGTTACTGCTGTGACGTGGTCTGAAAGATCAACAGAGTTAATCTTCACGCCCACATTGTTATTTAGAAATACAGCCATGAGATTTATTCCTCTTCTTTCTTAGTTACTGGCTTTGGTGCTGGTGTGCTAACCTGCCCGATTTTCTTCAGGAAGGCTTCGTTTTCTTTTTCCCACTCGGACATATTAACTCCAACTCGTTAGGATAC